CTCCCGCTTCATCTCGTCTGCGTGCTGGGGTGGTTTCTCAATCGGGTTGAAGTCGTCCGCTTTCGGTGCCTTGCCTTGCTGGGAGTACGGTGCGAGCACGGCACTCGTCAGCAGGCCCGTCTGCCGCCATGGATCAGGAAGAGCGTGGAAGTGGCGGGTAAACGCAATCCACTCCGTAAGCTCCTGCGAATCCATGCGGCGAGACAGTTCCCTCACCGTCATTCCCAAGTGCCCCGCCAGACGAAACAGGAAACGCCTCGTCGGGCGGACGCTTAGTTTTTTGCGAGTTCCTCCACGTCAGTCTCGGTCATGTTGTTGTGCTTGAGCGCCTTCTCGAAGAGCTTGGACACGATGGCCGCTGACTTCTTCGCCAGCTGCTCAATGCCAGCCTCGTCAAAGAGACGCTCGCCACTCTCGGGATGGCACAGGCAGCGGGCCAGATACTTCGTTCTGAAGTTGTCGATACCCGTCTCCTTCTTGCCCACCCACTCCTTCTCGTAGCTGTCCCGCTCTTCCACGGTCATGACTCGCACGCCAAGCACAAGCGGCTTGCCGTCACCGCCTTTCCACTCACGCACTGTCACTTTGAGAACGGGCAGATCGTCAGCCGCAAGAATCTGGGCAGCAAGTTCTGAAACGCTCAGCATGGTTCCTCCTAGCCTTGGACTCGTAGCGTGACTGCGTACCGCGTCACGTCATTGACCACGCCAGCCATGGTGAACTTCTCAAGCACTGCCTTGCCCGAGTAAGCGAGCCCGCCACCAGCAATGGTGACTAGCGAGCGCTTGCCGTAGTTGGCCGTGGAGATGTTCGCCGTGGTTAGGCACTTCATCTCTATAGTGCCAATGTCAAGCGTCCACGTACTGGCGCGAGCCAATGGAAGAGCGCCGCCGTGAGTTACGGTCAGTTCCGTAACCTCACCGAAGTTCACGCTGTTCCACGTAGCCGTAACGCCCGCTGAGTAGCCAGCCATGACGGGCCTCCGTCACGGACTAGCTACGGGCAATACGGATGGTGGCCTGGCCTCGGATCGCGTCCTGCGTCGCCAGCGTGAGCGTGGACGAGTTGACGGTGCCAGCACGGCTCAGAAGCGACGTACCGCCAACCGTGATGGCCAGGGTGCCAGTTTCCTTGTCAGCAATGATCGTCTTGCCGATGTAGTCAAACTGAACGGTCTGCCCGGTGTCGCCAGAGGCAGCGCCGGCCAGCGGCAGGTCAAGCGTCTTGGCAGTCTCGCCAGCCGTCTGGCCAAGGTGCGAAACGGAAATCTTGTCCTCGGTAGCAGTCGGGTCCGTCATGCTGACGACGACGTTGGTGACGGTGTACGTCGTGCTCTTCCACGTAAGGACTGTGCCCGAGCCATCATGCGGAGTTTCAAAGGCCATCTGCTAAGTCTCCTGCCAGAGGATTGAGAAAGATTGCGTCACCTGATAAACGGGCGGTAAGTCACCGCCAGCGAGTTGTACGAAGCCGTCAGACTCGGTTTCGAGGCTCACGTTTCGAACGCTTACGTAGTCTGTCACCTGCCCGCCCCATCCATCCAGAACTGAACGGATTCTGTCGGCGGCCTCGCGGGCCTCTTCGTACGTGGTCGAGAACACGTCCACAGCCAACTGAACAGACGTGGCACCTGTCGGGCCTGAGAGCCCTTGCGAGCGGCTGACGCCCGTGCGTCGCCATGTGGCAAATGGTAGGGACGCAGACGCCGGTGCGATCACGGGCCAGATACGCTGGCCAAGGATCATGGCCACGGCAGGATCTGCAACGAGTGCTCGAGCAGCTGCCTGCTCTGGTGACTTCAGCACGGCTAGCCTCCAGCCTGGATGGTGGCACCAGTCACGCTGCCGGTGCTGGTGTACGTGAGCGCCTCCAAGGCACGCTCAAGAGAAATCCGTAGTTCAGACGTGAGCCGCTCAGCCACCTTGCCCTGGTACTCGTTCCAAGTCTTTCGCAGCGGCGGCTCACCGCTGCCGCCAGGATTCATGGCAGGAATGACGATGGGCGTCTTGGACTTTTGGAAAAACGCTTTCGGGTAGGCAGGATCTGTCTGCACTCGATGACCGCTCTCCCCGCGTGGAGGGCGAGGTGTCTTCGTCATCTTGAACTGCCCCAACTCGCTGTATGACGATGCGATGTAGGCATTCTGCCCAGAGACTTGGTGAGCCTTGATGCTGGCCACTTTGCCAGACTTCATCGTTCTTTGGTGAGCCTTCCGCTGGTAGGGCTTGTTTGAGAGCTTGGCGACAACTCGCTGCTTGGTGCCGAACTCAAGCCACCACTGATGAAACGCACGGTCAGGGCCAGTCTGCACCGTGCCGCCTGCGGCGCTCTTTGATTTGCCTTCGCCTGCCCTGTTGTAGCCGAGCAGGCCCACAGCCACGCCGCTCTTCGGGTACTCCACCACCTTCATATTGACGGCACGCTTGAGATTGCCAGTAGGCCCGGCTGGCGTGTTCTCTCGCAGCCGCAGCTTTGCTGGCTCAAGGGCCTTCTCAATGGCGCTTCCTAGCGTCGCAGCAAGTCCTTCAGGCGTGAATACTTTGCCGAGCGACTCCTGCAGCCGCAGAAGCTCGGACGTGTCAAGCGAAAGGTTGACGCCAGCAACGGCCATCTATGCGGCCTCCTGGCAGACGAGCTCGTGCTCGCTACGGTTCCCGTGCTCAAGCAGGCTGACGATCTCCAGCGTGCGGCCACGCCAGACGATCCGCATGGATTGCGTCAGCCCGTCAAGCCACCGCATGCGGACGCGGTGCGAAACTTCAATCTGCTGTTGCCCGTACTGCAAAAGCTCGCGGGACGATACGCCTTCCACGCTGGCCCAACGCTCAGCGAACGTGGCCCACGAGAGTACGGTTTCTCCAAGAGCGTTCCGAGACTCGGACGCCTGCTGCACCGTTACGCGCTCGCGGAGGCTGCCGGCGTCAATCATGTGCCATAGAGCACGACGGTGTAGGTGCCCGTGCTTCCTTGGTTTCCGCTGATTGTGAACTGCCCGGTATCGTCACCACCGACGCAGGAAGCAGCCACGATGCTGTCGTTTGACCTGATGGTGGCGTTGCCGATCGCTAGACGCTTGAAGCTTCCGCCCGTGCCGTCAAAGCGAAAGACGGCGTAGTTCACAGACGTAATGGATACATACTCTCCATCAGCACCACGAAACGAGCCGGTGTGCGAGATTGTTGAGCTCGCCGTGCCCAGCGTCCCAGTGATCACCGCAACCTTGCCTGTGCTGTACGCCTGCGAGTCCTGCAGGCTCACCACCTTGAGCGATGCCGTGCCGTCCTTGTCGTGGAACAGCACGTCTACGTTGATTCGTCCTTCAAGGCTCATTGGTAGCTGCCCCATTTCTGTGACGAGAGAAGCGATTCAACGGCAAACTCCAGCTGCTTGCTGATGCTGCCCACGAGCACCGTGCTGCGGTTCTCGTACCAGAAGCCCACAAGCATGAGGCAGGCGTGGCGGATTGAGGCAGGCACACTTGAGCCAGCGGCCCCGTAGCCGGCCCACCACGTCACGCTAATGGCGTTGTCATCCATGAGATGCGGCGGCCACGTCTGGCCGTACAAAGTCTTCACCGCCCCTGGCGTGCTGCTACGGTCCACGCGGTAACTGGCTGTGGAGTAGGTGGCTGTCGTGCCGTTCTCGTAGGTGAACGTCAGGGCCACTGCTGTGGTCGTGCCGGCCGTCGCCATGGGCGGCCGTGGCAGTTCAATGTCGTGGGTGCCGTCTGGCGGGAACGAGTCGAACCGCATCACCCACTGCGTATTCACCAGCGTGCGATCTAGGTACTGTTCGCACCACTCGCGGGCTGCCGTGATCAGCGTGCCGATGTAGGCGTCATCGCCACTGGTATCAACCCGCAGATGGGCCTTGGCTTCCGCGAGCGTGACGGGCTCAACGGCTGGCGGCGTCTGTCGAGTCAGGCTTCGATACTGCACGGCGGCCTCTCCTCTTCGGCGTGGCGTCTGCGGTTTCTACGTCGTGCTCAAGGGCAGCCGTTTCGATCAGCGTCGGCTGGTTGTCTTCTACAGCGACACGCTGAGCGAGCAGCTGCGTGGTGATCCCGCCAGGAAGCTCAGCCACTTGCCCCTTGCGGTAACCACGCCACGCGCGGGTAAACATGATTTTCGGCATCAGCCCACACTCCATGCAGATTCTGGCGGCTTGCCCGTGTTCGTGAACTCAGTAGTCCACTGAAAAACAGGGGCAGTAAGGTTCTTGCCGGGCCACGTCACGACGTACTCACCGTGGCCCAAAACAACACGCGGCGAGACGAAGACGCGGTTGCCGCTGTCTCGCCAGGTTTTCCAAAACGCAATGTCAGAATCAATTCTGCCGTCACCCCACGAGCCTTGCGGGTCTGGCTTGCTCCAGAACCACGGCTTCTTTGTTCGCTTAAGAGCCGCCGTGCTGATGACGGTACAGCCGAAATGGGCGGTATCCACTTCCTGCACGGGCTCGGCAAACCATTCCTTTGGCACCTGCGTGTGCCCATCATCTGGCGGATTGTCCAGCGTGCCTTTAAGCGTCAGCATCGGGCGGCCGTCTTCACGCTTGGTCTGCATGCCAGTGATGGCGTCGCACTGAAACGTCATGGCCATCGCGAACAGCTGCTCAACGTCCTGCTTGGTGAAAAACGTGTCGTAGTCGATGGCGAGGAGGTACTCGCACGAGTCAATGAACTGCTCCATCACGCGGGTATTTACTTGATCCCAGAACGCACCCGTGCCCATGGTGGGGCGAATGCCGAGCGGCATCAGGGCCTGGGCCCAGGCGAAGTGGTTGGCCGTAAACGAGAGCCGTGGCATGGAGAGCACGGCTTCCACTCGGATGTCAACTTCGGTGCCACCTACCTTGACGAGCATGGTGCCTCAAAGAAAGAGAGCGGGCGGCCCCGTCGTGGAAGCCGCCCGCTCAAGATTGCACACTCGTCAAGCCGTCAGGCTCACGCACCAACGAGGCCGATCATCGGGCCGGCCACGGTGTCGGTGCCCAGGTTCGCGTGCGTGATGGCAACGCGAGCCACTGCCCGAATCACGGTCTGGTCCGACAGGAAGTTCACCTGATCGCTGCTGGCGATCTCGATGGCCTGGCGGATGCCGTAGTAGGAACTGTTGGCCATGTTGCCGTACAGCGCCATGATGGCACCCGTCGAGTCCGCACCGGCCGGCAGGCGGTCGGTGAGGACGACTTCCGAGCCGAGGAACGTCGGACCCATGCCCTGCGACAGACCAACCGAACCGCCCTGGGCCAAGTCAAGGTTCTGCATGCACGCCGCGAAGAAGAACGGCGAGCAGAACCACTTGGCACCGGCACGTGAGTGCTGCGGAACCCTGGCCATCATGGCCAGCAGGTTGGCCTTGGTAACCTCGTCGGGCGTGTCACCGGCAGCCGTCACGAGCGAGGCGGCATAGGTGGCAGCAGACGCCGCCAGCAGGCCACCCGTGTAGGTCGTGACGAGCCCGGCAACCGCTGGGGCGTTGCTGGGGTTGCCGCTCCACGCAGCCTCTTCCACGGCGTTGCTGAGCGTCAGGGCGAGCTCAGCAGCGATCCAGTCGGCGATCGACACGATGGAGTCCTGCAGGAGCTCGCTCGCAATCGTCACCGCACCCGTGACCTTCTTCGCAGTCAGAGTGACCTGATTGGAAGTGGGGTCGCTCGCAGTGATGGCCGAGTTCTCATTGATCCAGTACGCGGTCGCACCGGCCGTCCGTCGCGGGAACAGCAGCACGTCGCTCGGCATGACCACGTTGGTGGCGTTTTGCGCAAACGCGGAGTACTGGTCAACTAAGCGAATCACGGCCGATGACAACGAATCCGGCACGAATGCAGATCCGGTCGTAGCGCCGGTCGAGCCCTGGGCACGAGCCTCAACGCCGTGGTCATGGCACCACCGCTTCGCGTCGGCGTCGCCGCTCTTAGCCTTGAACCACATGCCCACCGAGTAGGCGTCCTTGGCGTTCTCAAACGCACGAAGCCGGCCAGAGAACGGCACCGCCTCAACGCGGACCTTCTCGCTACGCTCTTCGGTCACTTCGGGAGCCGGCGTGCAGCGGTCAACCACGCTGCGGAGATTCTTGGCCGACTCGGCCACCGACTTCTCAAAGTCGATCCGCTTGGCCAGCTTGCCGGCCTCGGTGTTCATCGCCTCGAGTTCAAGATCACGCTCGGCAATCTTGTCGGCATCGGTGCTCTCGATCGCACGCACGGCGTCGATACGGTTGGCGAGGTTAACGGCCTCGTCCTGCAGTTTCTTGAGGTTGTCCACGTGGTATATCTCCGCCGGCGGTATTGCCGATGGATTCCACTGTGCCTCTAGCGTGCCGGCCTCTTGCAGAACCGGACTTCCGAATGTGTTGTTTTTACAAACACGACGGCACGAGCGCCGCACCTTGGGCAGCGCATGTAACGCTGTCTCTCTTCGCCGCATGCGCGGCTTGAGCGTGTCCGCAACTTCTCGCCGCAGGTGCAGCGGGCCTCAGACATTCTTGAGCCTTAAGGTGGCAGCCCAGGCGGCGGCGACGCCCCGCAAGGCCGAACGCGAACTAACCGCCCGAACTGCCGGCTCTTCGGAGGACTGCGATGCAATCCATGCCTCGTAGGAACGCATGGCGACGCTGGCAGACGTTGACGGGTACGCAGGCGTGAGCACTGGGCCAACGTCGTACAGGCCGCTCACCTCGCGGATCTGGCGGATGGCTTGGCCACCGTCGCCAGTTCGGAACGCTTCCCCGTCTTTTCCAACCGTGAACGCGAATGAACTGCCAGCCACGTCCTTGCGGGCGATGAGTTCCAGAACGTCGGCACGGCTCACGGGCGGAGTGACCACGTACCGCAGCCCCTTGCTATCGCTGGAGAGTTCCAGTGTGCCGCTTGAGGTGCGACCGAGCACGATGTTGCTGTCATGGTTGAACAGGGCCACCACGTCCTGCTTGCCACGCTGGCGGCTCAGCACCTTGTCAAAAGCACCCGGCAGGATTTCTTCCTTGAACCCGCCCAGGTCAAGGCTCATGCGGTTGTAGACGGCGGCGTAGCCGATGATGGCTGCCCGGCCGTCAGCACGCTGCTCAACGATGAGCTCGTCAGTCTCGTCAAAGGCGAAGTCGCGGCGCTCAAGTTCCATTCGTCGGCACCTCCTGGGCGGTAGTCGTGTCTTCGGCATCGTCTTCTGG